ATCGTTTTACCTAACGCAGGGTTCGCGTAACCCCAGTTCGCTGGGTCACGCCAGTCCCGATCACCGATACTCCACTCAGCAAAATAGAGACGCGACGGCTCCTTCTTTTCAATCTCGTTAATCGCCGTCTCTCGCATATGAATCATCGCCACACTCGACTCATCCCCAGCGGTACTCCAGCACGAAAGCAACGGAGACTTACGCGCAATCTGAGACGGACGCAGGGCCTCCGACAAACATTTTTCCGACACGTTGAAAAGTTCGTCCACCACAATCAAGTCACAACTTTGTCCGTGCAAGTTCGGGCTAGCAGCTCTTACTTCCCAAACACTTCCATCTGGCATCGTGACCGACTTACGACCAAAAGTCCTCATCGCCTTACCGCCAAAGATGTCCACAAGGATCGGAACCAAACTATTAAAGATCGCCTCCGCACGATCCAAACGGTTAGCAACGCTCAAGATGTTTTGAGGCGTACCACGCAACTTCGCGAAGTCCGTCAACCACCAACCAATCAAAGCCTGCAACCCAACCGACTTACCGTTCTGACGCGCAGTACTGCATAAAGATTCACGGAACTGCAAAGCACCATCCTCATCGTGACTAAGTTGCCCAGACAAAGCCAAGATTTGCCACTCAAAAAGACAAATGTTTTGATACGTCTCCGCCCACTTAGCAACTTGGGGGCCATAAGACAGATTCGATAGCCCGGTCGTTTCCAATCTCGGTTTATAGTCGCTGAGCAGGGCAAATGCAGACTGGTTCCCGCCAGTTTCCGCCAGTTCAGGGTCAGGAGAGTGTGAGAAGTTAAGGGCGGGGTCGTCTGTCGGCGCGATAAAAAAGTCGGAGCCGTTTTTTTGTGCGCGTTTCTTTTCTTCGCCGTATCTTTGTCCGCGTCGTGAGTTGCATGAGGTGCAGCAGGGTGCGAGGTTTTCTATGTCGTCTGTGCCTCCGCGGTCTACTTCGAGTAGGTGGTCTACGGTTTGTGCGTGTCGGCCGCAGATGTAGCACTGGGGGTTGTCTGCGAGTATTTGTGCTCGGTTGGTTTTGTATTGCTTGGAGTTGTAGTGGCGTTCTGTCATGTCGGGTTACTCCTTAGGTCAAGGGCTTAGGTCTAGGTCAAGGGAACTAACGCCTTCGCTTCGCTCAGTTGTTACCTTATTCCATCACAGGGTTGGGTGGTTTGTGTCCCCCACTATTTGGCGATGTCTCGCTCTGGAAGCCTGTCTAGTTTTGTTCGGTGGATAACCAGTCGCCTTTGCGTTAGGGAACGCTGATCGCTCACAATGCGTGAGCGTCTACCCTCGTTGCCGAGTGTTCCCAGAGCAGGGGTCAGATTCCTGCAAGGGCTGATGCTCATCTCTGTATGAGCTGCTGGATCAAGTTAGGGGGTGTCGGGTCAGTGTTCACTACTGACCCGACGGTCAGATATTAGACGCGGGCTAGGTGTCAGATGTTGGCGAGGTCATACTGGTTCCCAATTTGGATCGTCGTAACCACTGCAACGATCAAAGTACCTACCGTCACCCTCGTAGCCCACGGGTGATTCCTCGGCCCGTGATGCCCATATTGTGTAACGGGCTTGAAACTCTGTTCGGCAGCACATAGGCCCAAGCAAAGTCTCTGAGGTTTCACCATCCTTTTTAAGTATGAGATAGGTGACGCCTTCAAGTCGTTCTATGTTCTTTTTACCTTCCTCGTCTAAGGGCGTAACTAAGACGTGCCATAGGCCGTGATGTCGAGTGAACTTACAATTTACTTGCACTGCGTTCTCCTGATAGTCGGGTTGCTATTTTCTCTAAGTCTTTAGGCCGCCAGACGTACACTTCTTCGCCTGAGTCCTCGAGTGCGTGTATCCATTCCCACTGGTTTTCGCTGACAATCCCCTTATTGGTTTTGAGCTCGCAGAACAAAGTGCCGCGGTATGGGTGGCTCATGACTAGGTCGGGGAAGCCTTGGTTGCCTGTGTTGGGTGTGATCCATTTGCCCGGTCGGATCTGTGCGGGCTGTGTGTGCATCACTTTCCAACCATGCAATTTAGCCAATGAAATCACGGCTTTTTGAAACTCTGCTTCAGACGGGTCAGCCACCGTTCATCAGCCTGTCAATGATTTCGGATGCTTCACGCTTAGTTGATGGTGCGTCGCCTTCCCAGTTCTTGGAGCGTAGGAGTGCGAGTTGTTTCGGGGTTGGTGGTTCGCTGGACGACCCAAGTGAGTGGGTTCGTGCGGGAGCTGCGTTAGTGGTCGTTTGTGGTTGTTCGCCTTGACGGTACACCTTGACCATTTCCTCCAGTGACGCACGCTTCTTAGAGCCTTGAAACTGGTAGTTCGCTAAGGCCCGACCGATAGCACTGGTCTCACAGTTTTCTAGTGCCGATGTTTTGTTGACCATGCTTGACCCGCGGATCTCTTCAGCGAAGCCCGTAGTGGTTGGTACTAGGTCGCCTATGTCGGCGTACAGTTCGGCACACATCACGATTCGAGTGCCGTCGTCCACCACAATTTCGGTGATGATCCGTCCGCGTGGGCAGTCTTTCCAGAACAGTGGTAGGCGTTCTGCTACTTCTGCGTAGTCGGCTGGGTTAAAACTCATAACTTTTCTTTTTTCTTTTTAAGTTCCCACATACGAAAGAACTCATCAATGTCCATCATTGTTTGACCAAAACCCGACACCCAAGCAGATTCAGGACCGTAACGAAAAACTTGAAATTCTTTAGGAACTTTTGAACATTTTATTTTGAACGCATAATCTATTAAGTAATCGTTAATGCTCATGATTCCATGTCCTTTAAGTGTCGGGCCTGTGCAGGCGTTTGGTTCTGGTCGGCCCTAATTGCTTTCGCAACTGCGACCACCCGAGTCATTTCTTCTAACGTCATCCCATGAAACTTCAGTTCTTCCGAACAGTCAAAACAGATACCGCGCAACTCTGTCCGTAAACGGACATCCAAAGTAGTAAACGGTAAATGGCACGCGGAGCAGTTCACTTGAACCCGCCTAAGCGCATAGCAACGATTACATCTTGAGTGCTTTTAGTCAGATTCGACAAGTAGATACTGTTCTCCTCAGCAACATAAGCCAACTCAAACAACGCTTTCCTCAGCATCGTTACATCATCTCTGAGGCGTTCAATCTGCCATGTCGCAGACTTCATCGCAATCTCAGCCTTAGTAATAACTGCGGTCATCGCCGCCAGTTCCTCATTCATAAACCCACCCGGTGCTTCTAGTCACAATTTTGCACATCAAATAATCTTCAAGAGTGAATCCTAAAGATTCGGCGTTTCTTGCAATTCCAATTGCAATTGCTTGTCTTATCTTTGCATCGCCATATTCTTGAGCGTTTACCAATTGTTTTTCTATTTCTAAAAAACGGGAATAATTTAAAAACTTTGGATCTTCATTCAAAGCATCAATAGTAATTCTTCTATTGCTCATGTCGGGTCCTTTATCTGTCGGTACTTTCCGTCACTATACACAAGGGGTGTGGCGTGGCGGTCGTTGTAATTCTTAGAGCGGATCTTACGCCGATCATTCTCAGTAGTGCCCGCCCATATTCCACGCTCATCAGGATGAGAAAGCGCGTAGGCAAGACAGTCCACCCGTACCGGGCAAGCTTCACAGAACGGTTTGATGACGTTCATGTTCCGCGACGATTCCATGCCACTGGACGGAAAGAACAAGTCGAGGGGTAGTTCGTGGCAAGCTGCTGATTGTTGCCAGTCGGGACGATAGATGTTCAGCACAATGACCACGGTTGCCAACCGCACTGACCTTTAGTTTCGCGCTCGGAGTACAGGATGTACGCGTAACGCAGATTCAGGGTCGGGTCGGACATGGATTCTTCCATCGGGCCCGTGAACAGTTGCTCAACATAGGCGCGATGTATTTGATTGATCTGTGCGACACCGTGGTCATGCCCGTTAAACATCGGATGGGTGTAAGACACATTTTGGCATCGCGTTTCTTTCCAGAGCAGGCGACCCAACTTCTGCAGTGTCTCAGGATTGTTGGGCCAGCCAACCGATATCGCTGTCGGGAACCATTCTTGACATTTGGTGTCTACGGGGACAGGCGCAACGGTCGTTACTGGTTGAGTGGTCGTCGTGCTTGTGGAAGTCGTCGTCGTGGATAACTCCTCAGCGCGGTCCTGCAGTTGTTCGGGTGTCAACATCCCAAGCGTGACCGTGACGGGCGTAGAGACGATTCTAGGGGTGTCTGACGAGCCCTGAACGCCAGTAAACGCCCACAAAGCGCAAGCCCCATAAGTTAGAAAAGATAGAAGTAGGAATCGTTTAAGGTTCATTAGTAGTCCTCTGATAAGTCCGCAACGGATTTGCGGGTACTGAAAAAACCGTCCAGTAACGGATTGTTGAGCATGATCTCGCGGGCCATGAAAGCCCGATAATTGTTATTGAACTTGAACTCACTAGACGGATCGTTAGTGAGCGCATAGTCATAGCGGAGCACTTCCACAAGGGCCGCGATGCCGTAATGCCAATGGCCACGGTTCCGCAAGTCGACGCACATTCGAGTCAACTTAGGTAATACCCACGGGTTCGCTTCTTTGAACGCTTCATACTTGAGCAGTTCAGCCGGGACAATTTCGTCAAATAGTGACAATTGCATGTTTCCTCCTGAGTCGGGTTTCCGAGGTCGGGAGTAGGTTTACCGACTTACTGGTCGGATGTCAAGTCACTAGGCGACAAGGTTGGGGAAAACCTTAATTATGTCTAGGACTGCTGGGTTCCAAGTGTCGCCCGTAACGTACTGGAGATGCCACGGCTCGAAGTTGGGGTTCTTGGGGTCTGAGACTGCCCAAGTGAACCCGTATTTGAGGGCTTCACAAGTAGCGAAACTGTCACCCAAAAGCCATTTACAAATTGGGGAACTAATTGAACAGTTCGCTA